CAAGAAAGGCGCTGATTCAATAAAGGCGTTTTTCGAGAAGATGAAGATCGCCCATGAAGCAGATAAAGAGAAGGCTATCAAGGAAGCTCTGGCACAAGCCGGGGCACAGCCTAAGCCTAAGGCTGGAAAGGATAACCCGGCCATGACAATGGCAGAGTTTCAAAAATTGCCCGCCAAGGATAAAGCCGATTATATGGCCTCTGGCGGAATCGTAACAGATTAACGGAGTAATAACATGGCTACTACTTTAACCGCTCTAGCTCCAACCCTCTTTTCAGCCGCACAGGTTGTAAGCGGTGAATCCGCCGGGGTGCTGGATGCAATCAATAACACGTGGGATGACAAGGGTGTCGCAAAAGGTGACAGCGTTCTTGTTCCTTACGCACCCGTACAAACAACTGATAATTTCAGCGCATCTAACGTATTGCCAGAGGGTGATACCAACGTCGCTGCTGCTGTAACTGTAAAGATCACACAGTCCAAGAAAACGAAGCCAATGGTTCTGACCGGTGAGCAGATTCGCTCTCTTGAAAACGGCGGGAATTACCAGGAATGGGTGAGACAATGGGCCGAACAGTCAATGAGGGCTTTACGGAATCTTGCCGAGGCCGAGGCTGCCGAGTATATAAAGCAAGGTGCTTCCCGTGCAATTGGAACCGCAGGAACTACGCCTTTTGCTACTGATCTTGACTTAATAGTCGATGTCAAGAAGATCCTAAGAGACAACGGATGTCCATTTTCTGATCCTCAGCTTGTAATCAATTCCGCTGCCGCTGCAAATCTTCAAAAGCTTGGTATCTATCAGCAAGCCTATGCTGCCGGAACCGATGAAGAGCGGCGTTCTGGCCTTTACAAGCCTCAGTTCGGTTTTATAATCCGCGACTCTGCCGGAATAGTTCAGCATGTAAAAGGAGCGTTGACCAGTACCACTTCTGACAATGCCGCAGCCGCTACGTTGGCAAAAGGTACGCTTTCTGTCAATTGTGATACCAATACCACCGATGGCGATACGGTGAAAGCCGGGGACATCATAACCTGGGCCGGGGATACTAACAAATATGTCATAGCTACTGCTATAGCTTCAGCCGCAGATAATATGTCTGTTGTGATGAATCGCCCCGGTCTTCGCGAAACTTTGGCTAGTGGTGTACTTGGTACTCTGGGGGCATCATATACCCCGCTGTTGGCTTTTGAACGGTCTGCCATTGTTGGTATTATGCGTCCTCCGCTTATGCCCGCAAACCCCGTAATAAAAACTATGCCGGTGTCTGATCGTTTCGGCCATTCTTACTTGATGGTGGAAATTGCACAGTATGGGCAAATAGTATGGGAAATGCATCTTGCATACGGGTTTAAGGTTGTCCAGCCTGAGCATGTGGCAATGATACTTGGTTAAATACAAGGCGGGGAATACCCCCGCCTTTATCATAGGAGAACTATATGACTCTTTTAACTGATAACGAAGTAACAAGGCTAGACAATTCAAACCCCGAGTTTGAACGCGCTACGCCTTTCAATAAACTTAATGCGGCAATTGATGAAATTGAAGGCGGTGTGGTATCGGCATATACCTTAGACAAGAGCGATAGCGCTGCTGCTTTTAATACTGACGCTGTATTAGTATTCACCGCGCCGTATGCGATGCGTATAATCGACGTCATTGTGACTGGCTGTGCCGATGAAGCGAGTGGAGCTGTCACGATTTACAAGGGAACCGACGCAATTGGAACCGAGATTGCTTGCGCCGCTGATGGTGTGGTATCACATCTTGCGGCTGGGGTCGTCAAGGCGCATATGGTTCTCGCGGCTGGCAACACCGTAAGCGCGATGGTGACGGCCGGAACAGCGCCCAAAGATGTTCGCGGTATCGTGACCGTTCTCTGTCAGAGGCTGTAAATGCACGGCGCAAACGTAAGCACCGACAAGACGAATGTACTAGCGGAACTCGGAAAAATGTTCAATTTTGAATATTCTTCCGACGAAGTTGATGTCGCCGCGCCCATAAAGATTCTTTTCAAGACTGGCGCAAAGCGGGTAAAATATCGGACTGACGTAAACACGCTCGGGTCAACCGTCAAGATAGAATTGTACACCGGGCCGACTGCCGCGAACGGAACAGAGATTGTACCGGTAAACTACAATCCGACGATAGGAGCAGCCTCCCCGCTTATCAAGATTTACCATACTCCGGACGTATCAAATGAAGGTACGCTGGTATATACGCGGCACTTCCTCGGATGGAGTCAGGGAGCTACAAGTGTAGGAATATCGAAGAGCGGGGCAATATGGCGATGGCTTGCGGCAAATACGACGTATCTAGCCATACTTACCCCGGTCGCTGACAGTACGCAAGTAACCTATGGCGGCGACTTCTCCGAGGAAGAATAATGCCAGTCATAACGCTCGCAGAGTATAAGACGCTCGCTGGGATATCCGGGACTACTCAGGACGCATTGATCAAGGCACTGATCCCGATGGTACAGTCTGATATTATCTCTATCTGCAACTATGACTTTGGGGAAGACACAGACTATGAGGATTTCCCCGAAGGAATGAAGCTATACGCCGCGCAGATGATCACATACCAGAGAGCTACAGCAGGGAATGTGCCGACTAAGCAAAGCGAAAGCATAGACGGGTATTCTTATACGCGGGCCGAAATAGGCGCAAGCGGATATCCTGCCAGCGTTGAATCAGGCCTAAAGAGCAAGTGGGGGCATGTATCCGCTAAGACTACACAACCGGTGAGCGCATTTAGGGACCGCAGGGGTCAGGGTGTACGGTCGTTGTCTGAAAGTGGACCGTCATACTCATATCCAGGGGTACCTGTATGAGCGAGCCTATAAGCCTGGATGTATTGGTACATAGCGCGGACCTGTATCCTAAATCCGGGGAAGATGCTTTTGGGAACCCGACATGGGGGGAAAAAGTAGAACTTACCAGGATAAGGGTATCCAGGTCTAAGCAGACTTTACTAACCGCTTTAGGTGAGGCGAAGAACGACAAGCTAGTACTGATCTTTGACTGTACCAACTCGCTACCTGCTGGTACTGCCTTCGGGGAGGGTGACAAGATTGTATACAACAGTGGGACCTATCTAGCCCGTGAAGTTACGGACAATTCCGGGGACGTTGCGGCTGCGCATCATTACCGCGTAGCATTGGTGGGGTCATGATAAACGTAGAGTTCAACACCGGTCAGGTGAAGCGCAGGCTTGCGGCAAGGATAGACAAGGCGCAAAAGGCGTTAGATATCCAGGTGTTGAAGGATGATAATCTTGAAATACCACAAAGCAACGAAAGGACGCTACAGAGGTCAGGTCATGTAGTAACTGGCGGTGGGGCAGTAGCATGGGAAACACCATATGCTCGGCGTCAATATTATCTTGATGAAGAGGTTGATGATCCAGCCGCAATAAAATATACAACTCCGGGGACACACTATAAGTGGCATGAATGGGCTAAGGCAAAGAAAGTCAAACAGTGGGAGGCATTGGCAAACCGTGAGTATAACAAGTGATCTAATCACCTATATAATAGCGCAAGCCTCTTCCATAACCGACATAAAGGAAGACAGCTTTGGCTCTACACAAAACCAGATCATGGCACGGTCTGACCCTTCGACGGCTAACGTCAAGGAACACATAGACGGGTCATACGCTGGGAAACAGCAGGTTACTTTTTATTCCCGGAACGTTTCACCGGCAACAGCACAATCACAGCTTAACTTGATTAGAACCACGGTGGACAAAAAGGAAATTACCTTGACATCACTACAGGTGTTAAAGGTTACTGCGGTATCAACGGTGTCTTTTGTAAGCAAGGAAGAGACCGGGGAGTTTATTTATAGTACAACCGTCGAAGTAGACTACGACGGCAAGAATCCCTACTAGGAGCATAACATGGGAGAAATGACTGACGGAACACAGGTTAAAAAGCACCACGAGCTTTTTTTCTTAAATAGTAATACGGCGGAAGCGCCGAATTGGATATGGATAAAGAAATCCACTGATAACACCATAGCGATGAATCCAGAAACGGAAGTACGAGATTTCATAGTTGATGAATCACCCACTACGATACTTACAAAGTACGCCCCTGGTATGACGTTCCCTATCACTATGTATAAGGGTGAAGAGGATTATGAATATTTTTATGCTTTATTCTATAACCTCAAGGCTGGATCGGATGCAGAAAGCGAATTGCTCTTTGTTGACTATGCCCACGGAGACACCAACTATAACGCCTGGAAAGCTACATGCTTGGTCGTAATCGACAACATGAACCCGGTTGACTCAACGATCACCGCGAACATCACAATCAACGGAACTGTGGAAACTGGCACGGCCACTATAACCGACGAGGTACCCGCTTTCGCCGGCGATGATACAATCGAGTTCATCTTAACGGTTACCTGTCAAATCAATACAACTCCCGAGGCTGGCGCGACGGTCATGTGTGGTGGAGTAACTAAGATAACCGATGATGACGGTAAGTGTACGTTCAATCTAATTGATGAGGAGCAATACGTCATTGGTGCTGTAGCTAAAACTTCGGAGAAAGTGTCCGAGATATTTACAGCTGACTCTAATACTGATACCAAAACCCTTACCCTAGTGGATCCGTGATCTTAACTAAAGCCATACTCCCCGATGCTATTGAGGTGTCGGGGAAGTATTACAAGATACATACAGGGCACTCCTACTGGTTCCGGTTTTACGAAATCATGGAACAAGAAAAGAAGTACCTAAATGATTTTGATCACCTGTATGTTGGTGAGATACCCGAAGATAGACAAGCAGGTATAGACGCTTTGGTCGGGTTTTTCTACGAGAAAAAAGAGATCCCCAGGGCAAGCGGTGAATCCGGGCCTGCGGTGCTTGACTACACTATAGACGCCGACTACATCTATGCCGGGCTTATGCAGTGTTACGGCGTTGACCTTATGGAACGTCAATACCATTGGCACATTGTACGGGCCTTAATTGCAGGGATGGAAGGAACCAAGCTGAATACCATCATCGGCTACCGTTGCGCTAAACCAGGGAAAGATAAAGAGCTGGCGCGTATGAAAGCCATGTGGGCGCTACCGGCGAAGGACAGGGCGGTAAAGGGACAAACCTTGTCAGAGTATCTATCACAGTAAGGGGCATGATATGAGCGACGGATATATAAAGATAGATACCAAGGTAGATCAAACCGGGCTAGACAAAGGCCTGAATGAAACTGATAAAAAACTAAAAGGCGGAACTAAGGGGCTAAAAGACTACGCGGGTAATATCGCGAAAGTAGGGGTGGCCGCTGGCGTTGCAGGATTAGCAATTAAAAAAGCCGCCGATATTGTCAACGATTTAACCGACGCATATAAAGCGCAGGCCAAGGCCGAGACGCAATTAGAATCGGCCGCCAGGAACAACCCTCTACTCAATGACGCATCGGTCCAGGTATTGAAAGATTACGCAAGCCAATTACAGGCAATTTCCACCACGGGTGATGAGGAGCTGCTTCCATTCATGGGCCAGCTTGCCGCTGCTGGACGTACCCAGGACGAGATAATGCAGATTATGTCAGCATCCTTGGACATTGCCGCGACTGGTACAATGTCGCTTGATGGTGCAGTTCGCAACCTTAATAAATCTTTCGGGGGATATGCCGGGGAGCTTGGAGAAGCAATACCTGAAATAAAAGCATTGACGAGTGAAGAGCTTAAGCAAGGTGGAGCCGTTAAGCTATTGGCCGAGCGATATAAAGGCATGGCCGCCGAGGTAGCGAGAAACACCGGAACGGCTGAGCAATTGGCCAATGCTTTCGGGGATCTTAAAGAACAGATCGGCCAGCCTTTCGAAGAAACGATTGCGCCTATACGTACTTTTTTCAAAGGGATTATAGAAGGATGGACCAATGCCTTAAGTAAGCTAAACGAATATAAACGCGCACAAAAAGCATTGAAGGATGACCCCGCTAATTTAGAAGCGCAACTCACTGTAGAAAAACAATTGCTAAAAGACATGGACAAGGAATATGTAAGCATAGTCAAGCAAGTAGACAATGAACGTCAAATGTATGGCGTTGTTTCCGGTTATATGCAAGAACAGCTTGACACTTTAATTCTACAAAGACAAGCACAGCTTGATATAATAGACGGCATACAAAAACAAATATACGCACGGGAAACATTAGCCAACGCGGAAGAGGAAGCGGCAAGAAGCAAAGCTACCACGGACGCTGCGGAAACAGATATGAATAAAAAAGCGTTAGATCATTACAACGCTGTAGTGGCTGCACGAGAAAAGAATATAAATGCTATAAATCTACAGGCTGACGCGGAAGGGATAGAAGCGGATCAACTGGAAATAATCAACGCTTACGTTTCCTCTTATGTAAGCCTTATCAACGAATCAAACGGGCTGATATCCGCAAGCAATCCGCTTGCACAGTCACTGCTTGATGTCATAAAGCAAATGACCGAAGAGTATGAAGCGCAGGTAATAGCACAGGAAAAAATAGAAGGCAATATAGAGAAAATCAAAACCGCAGAACGCAAGGCTCTTGATGAGCTTAAACAATCGCTTGCATCTATTGAGGAAGAGCTGGACCCGGTTGAATTACTTAAACGACAACGCGACAAATTAGACGCCGACTATGAGGCAGTGCTTAGGTCTACTTATGTAACCGAGGAAGAAAAGTACAACATATACAAAGAGTTCGCAGATAAGCGTCAAATACTAAATGATAATTTACACGAAGCTGAAAAGATTGCTCTTGAGGAAGAGGTAGCGCTAAGGCAACAGAAAACCGTGGAGATGCTTACCACGGTAAACGAGTTTGCAAATCAATACCAACAGTATATGTCATCTATCGTATCAATGATAAATGACAGGATAGCGAATGAAAGTGAAATAGAAACCGCAGCGCTTAAGAAACAATATGATGAAGGGTTAATATCTGAAGAGCAATTCCAAGAGAAAAAGGCGGAGATAGACAAGGAAGCGTCTAAGAAAAAGTACGATGCCGACATGTGGGAATGGGGTGCTAACCTTTTGTCAGCCGCTACAAATACAGCGCTTGCTGCTGTCCGTGCATTGGCAGAAGGTGGACCGTTCGCAGGGCCTTTACTAGCCGCGATGATTACCGCATTAGGTGGGGCGCAAATAGCGGTTATGCTTGGTAACAAACCTATACCGCCCGCATTTGCTACGGGGGGAATAATACCAGGTTCGCCATATACCGGGGATAATACCCTTGTACGTGGCACTCCTGGTGAAATGATATGGAACGCAGCACAACAGCGGGCATTATGGGAAAAAGTAAAAGACGGCGATTGGGGTAGCTCTAGCCCTAATATTCAAGTGTATAATCAAATGGCTAATGAAGCCAAAGTGGAAACAAGAATCAAAGATAATGATATAATATTCATGATTGACAAGACTGTATCTAAGGGCATGGCGGAAGGCAAATACAATCCATCCTACCGGACTATGCAAAATGGACTCCGTGGAACGCGGTATACAAGTTAGGGGGAGCGCATGGCGATAGCATGGCCTGAGACAGTAAACACCGACGCGTATGGAATGGAGCTGGTACCCTCTCCTAACGTCGAACGTATAGAGTTTGAATCCGGGAAAGGTCGGTCGTATCTCAAAAACTCCGTTGCAAAAAAGACCTTTGCTTTTATGCTTACCATGATTGACGACGGCGTAGGAAGTGAGTACAGGACTTTTGTATCATGGTGGGATCTTACGCTATTATCAGGGTCATTGTCTTTTACCTTCCCTGATTTAATTACTCACACCGGATTGACGGAGTATGAAATGATGGGAGAATACAGCGCATCGGGGCAGGTTAGAAAGGTGGTACAGTTTCAAGTGAGGGAAATGTGAGCGCGTTTGACAGTCTGTTCCGCAGGACCGGAGGATATTCTCTACCCTGGCTTATTACGATAGGCAACGGGGATACTACACTTTATTATATCAATGATACTGTTGACAGGGAGTATTCAGGGGAAACATACAAGGCCCGGACTTTTGAATACACGCCGAATCCAGAGGAGCATGGATTCATCGGCGGCGGTACTCTTGAGATAGCAACGGCCGACGCCTGGGAAGTAGACTCTATTAACGCTTTCATCGAATCGTCTAGCCAAGTTTCCATGACTGTTATAGGGATTTTGTTAGATGATGACTCAGTGACGGAATTGAAAACTTTTTATCATTCTTATGGTTCGGTACAGTGGGATGGAAAGAAAGCGTCATTCTCTTTTGATGCAGACGATCGACTGACTATGACTTTCCCCGCGCTTATATTTTCTCATTATAATAATCGAGGTAATGGGTGATATACTACCAGGACCTTTTGACAGTCCCTTATAAGAAAGCTGGTAGGAATATAGACGGTATGGACTGCTATGGGTTTTTGATAGAGTGTTTCAAACGTGAAGGTAAAATCTTAAAAGATTTACGGGCAATTCCAGAAGGTGATATTGAAGAATACATCTCCCATATAAATGTGTTAGAATTAAATGAGTATAAAAAAGGATGCGGCATACAGTTTACTATTTCGGGAAAGCTGCATGTAGGCTATATGATAGACAAGCGTACCGTTTTACACATGACAGATAAAGGTGTAAAATATTCGGCAATAAGACCAGGAAATGGTAGGATGTTTGAGGTGATAGATGAACACAACGCTGTATAGAGATTTTTCGGACGCTTGCGATTATATAAACATTCCGCCAGATGTACCGCTTAGTGAAAGTCTTAAGCAATATACCTTGTCTGATAAAATAATACTTGTAAACGGTAAACAAGTAGGTGAAAACTATATTCCGAAAGTAAATGATATAATTGTAGTGCGTTCAATACCTGAGCTTGCAACCGCTACGGCTGTAGTATTAGGGGTCGTCGCTGTTGTCGCTGTTGTATCACTTGTTGTTGCTGGTGTTTCTGCATATCAATTGTATGAAACACGTAAAGACATGGCAGAGTTGGCCGCTCAAAATAGTGCGGAAGCCTCTGGCGGTGTATCACAAGAAGCATTGAGAAACCTACCTACCATTAGGGGTGCAAGCAACGCCATTGCTACAGGTAACACTCAACCGTATATAATAGGGGAACATTTATTCACGCCATACATATTAAAGAAACCACATTTTTCTTTAGGAGGAACGAAAGGTGAAGAGCTATATATATGGCTAACATTTGAATGTGGATTTAATAATCAAGTTATTAGAGACATTAGTATAGGCGATGTAAGTATAAAAGATTTTGGTTCTGTTGGAACTACTCCACAAGAGGGTGTTTATGCTCTTGATGCAGACTCACAATATTATGATGATAATAACATACTTGAGATATCACAAGATGGAAGTGATTTTTATTATTCTCCATTCAATGATAAATATGCAGTGGAATTACCAGGGGCTAAAATAAAACGTGCAGACGATGCGGGTTATGAAAACTTATTATTTATTTTAGATGAGCACGCTTCAAACGTTGAAATAATAATTACAATAAATGGATTAAGGGCCTTTAATAAAGATGGTTCACAAAAAACAAACAATGTAGATATCAATCCATATTATTCTTTAAATGGAGGATCAACATGGACTGGATTTACATTTTATCAACCAGAAGTAGGTTATAGTAACACATTTGCATATCATAGCAATACAACAATGCGATATAAGGCAAGTAAAGATTTTACTTATGATCAAGTGAAAAATCTTACTGAGCCCATACAAATTATATTTGAATGCCCTACATTATCTGTAAATAATGGAAGTGGGGATTTTTATATTACTTGTATACAATCAAGAATATACGATCCTGATAAATCTGCTGACGCTGAATCGTATATTTATGAAAAAGCAATAGACGATACAGAAGCCGCTTTATCAACCAGAATGGGCTTACGTATAACTGCATTAGATTCTATAGGCGATAACATAGAAAAGATAAACATAACAACCGCAGGTGTAGCCAGAACATGGACTGGAGCCGCGTGGTCTGCTACAAAAATCCCCACTAGCAACCCAGCGTCATGGCTGCTTGAAGTGCTTACATCCTCGACACATACCGCGTCTAAAATGCTGGACACTGAACTTGACTTGGATTCATTCGGGGCGCTCTATGAATACTGTGATACTAATAGTATAAGTGTTGACTATGTACTAACGCAAGGCGATGAAAAGCGCAACGTGTTGTCAATGCTATGCGAAGTGGCTAATTGTGTTTTGTACCGAAATATATATGATGAACTTTCTATAGCGATAGATACCACAAAAGAAAATGCTGTTGCGTTATTCAATAGACAGGATTTAATATCTTTTTCCGCTGAGAAAACATTTAAAAGATTGACCGATGGTATACGTGTATCGTACATATCAAGAGATGGCGGATATCAACGGGACTCATATTTGATTATGCGTTCCGGCGTTACTAGGACAAGCACATCGATAATAAGAGACGTGGAAGCTCCTGGCCGTGTAGAGTTTGCGCAGGTAGCGGAATATGCTCGTAGCCTTATGGCCATTGAATCGCTAAGGACTAAGATAGTTAGAATTGAAATAGGCAAAGAAGGAACCTATTATACACCGCTGTCAAAAGTCCTAGTTCAGCATCCTGCCTTAAGCAACGGACTTGGTGATGCTGAAATAAAAAGCGTGGTGGTTTCCGGGAGTGATATTGTAGGTTTGGAATTATACGAGCCTATCCAATACGACTCCGAAGACCTGGCCGGATTCGGCGTTATCATAGACGCGATAGGCGAAGACTACGAGACACCAATTACGGCGGCGTATACTGCTGCTACCGATGGGCTTGTAAGTGAAATTACTTTTGTTACTCCGATACCTGTAGCATCGGCGGCGATTCCTCATGCCGGGGATAACTTGTCTTATGGATATCTAAACGCGGGAGAGTTCGACACTATCACTAACGAAATGTTGATAGTTGAAATTGCTCCAACTGATAAAGGCTTTAGTCTATCGCTGGTTGATTATGACGAGGACATATATACACCTGGAGAAGTACCAGAGTATACGCCTAATATCACGATACGTAGGACCGGGCTATCAACGCCGACAACCATTCCAGGGGCTACTCTGGAAGATGTTAACTCTGTAATAAACGAGAACTTGTATGTAGACCCTGCTGACGTAACTTCTGTTACGGCTGTTGCATACCAGGACCATGTAAAAGTTATTCCTGTCCTGCCAGCTTCTGAGGGATCCTCTGACGCGGTGGGAATTATCGTCCAGCGTTCTACCGATGGCGGTACAACATATTATGATACTAACAGCGTAGAAGACGGGACGGCAAGCGTAAACGTTGGGGCATACTATTGGGAGTTTTCTAGGGCTACCGATGGCTACCCTGAAAAGACCGGTTCCGCGTCCCCCTGGATAGCATTATCTAATTACCGTTTCCGTGTCAAGGGTGTCAACGCTGCCGGGGTCGCAAGTGAAAACTGGACATATTCGGGCGCGCCTAACGTAGACAATTACAAGACGT